TCACTTCAGCGCAGCCGGGTCCTTGAAGCCATCGATGCCGAGCTTCGCGCCGATCACGGCCACGGCATCGAGCAGACTCCGACCGCCCAGTTGCGGCCACCCGACCGGGGTCAGGGCACCACGTTGGTCTTTCGACCCCGGCCCGGCCAACTGCTCGAGGATGTGGCCGTCGTGCTGGTCGTCCCACGCCAGCATCTCGCCCGCGGTCGCATCAGTCTTGCCGCTGGGCTTGGGTGGGCGGTGCGCCCACACGGCTTCGGCGATCTCTTCTTTGCTGGGCATATCATCATCTCCTGTCAGTAGGGCTCGAAGTTGGTCAGGGGTGCCACGGAACGCATCGACATCCAGGTCGCGGTTCGCGACGTACCCGCGTTCGCTGAACTGGAACACGGCCACGTCCAGGCCGCCGTACCCTTCCCATCCGGAATCACTGCTGCCTGGGTAGATCGCTGACGCCACCCCGGCGCGGTCGACGCCGTAGCTCGAGGACATCAGCGGCGGCAGGCCGGTCAGATCCGGTGATCCGATCTGCTGCCAGTACCAGTGCGGCAGATAGGTCAATGCCACGCGCACACCCCGCCGCTGGATCGCCTCCACCATCGCCCGCGCCACGCCCGGGCCGCCGGAGTTGGCCTCGAAATCGATCATGGCTGGGATGTCACGGTCGCCGAGGTGATCAACGAACGAATCGGCCTGCGCCTCGATATCGCAGTCTCCGCGCACATAGTGGTAGCCGACGAGGATCTTCCCTGCGGCGAGTGTGGCGTCGCGGAAGCTGGGCCACTGGGCGTCCCGGAAGTAGTCGCCCTCACTCACTTTGGCAATGACGAAATCGCACCCCTCGGCGAATGCCTGTGTAAGGTCAAGCCCTTCTTGGTGATTCGAGATGTCGATTCCGAACGTGGTGTGCGCCATGGTTGCTGGCATTTTCTCGGCTCCTGGTTCGATCGCACTGGTGAGCCACGGCATCGGGTCTAGACGGTCCGGGCCTGGACCAGCCCACGTCGAGCGGTGCACCTCGAAATGCAGATGCGGTGCCACACCGCCGTTCGTGCGGCTGACTGGGTTGATGTGGCCGATCCGCTGCCCCGCCGCGACACGATCACCCACCGCCACCTCACGCACGATGTGCCCGTACACGGTTGTCCCGCCGCCGTCCTCGGTCGGGTGATCGATCACCACCCATCCCGCAGGGTCGGGTCCCCCGAACCCGACGGCAGGCCCCGCATAGATGACGTTGCCCGCCTGAGCGGCGTAGACCGGCATTCCAGCGCTGCCACCGTCCCGCCCGAAATCGACGCCCCAATGGAAACTCTCCGGGCGGTCGCCGAATCCGCTGGTCGCCATGCGGCCGGTGCCGAGCGGCCAATAGCGTTCGCTCACGGGCACAACGTAGGCCGTGAGGATGCAACCCTCACCGCCGAGTGACGCGCACTATACATACTGGTGTTCGCAGAGTAATTCGCACATTCATACTGGTAGGGTGTGAATTCCAGATGAGAACATTACAAGCAGTGGTGTGTGAAGGACGTTGCGATGATCAAATTGATGTCCAGGCCGGAAGTCGCCGAGTACATCGGCGTCCAACGCGGCACACTCAACCGCTACAAGCTGCCGCCTGCGGACGCGCAGATCGGGCGCGTGCAAGGCTGGCTCAAGGAGACGATCGACGAGTGGCAGCAGCGGCGGCCGGGACGCGGGAACCATCCTGATCAGGCCAACTGGAACCTGCCTCCCGAACTGCGGTGAGCGGGGTGGGCTATTCGCCGGCCATCTGCGCGAATGCGTCGAAGTCCGCCATCTCGTCGTCCCGCTCGAAACCAGCCGGAACCACCGCCAACTCACCGGCCGCGGTCAATGTCTCGATCCGGTACATGTCCCGATTGAACGCGACCAACTCCTTTTCGCCCATGTGCTCGGTCCACAGCACCTCCGCGACATCCAAGACCGCGTGCATATCCGGCAGTTGTCGCAGCGGGTCCGGGATACCGGACAAGATCAACTTGCCTCGGATGGAGCGCCAATTACGCGCCGCAAACTGGGCTAGAGCTGCGACGGCCCGGTAGGGCGCGCGGTGTCCAGCGTGGCAATCAACTCGAAGATCCGTCCGAAATCTTCCACAGTGAAATTGCCGTCCGGGTTCATCATCCGCGTGAGCAGCCGCCCATACGACAACGGCGATATGTGGTTGCGCACGAACAGGGTCGTCATCTCCTGCCGGAGATCGTCCGGCGTATGCCTGCTGGCAGCCATCGAAAACGCCTGGAGCGCCATCGGCGATGGCTTCCTGACCTGAATCAACTCGCCATCGAGGTCGACAGTCTGATGCCTCCATCGCGGGATCGGCTGCCCGAACGTGTCCCGGATCACGTCACCGGTCTCTACGTCGGTCTCGAACTCCTCACCCGCAGAATCGATCACCTGAACCGGTGAACGCGCAGGCTCGGGCACGAATGCGCTGCTCGGGTCCAGTACCGCTGGTTGCTGGTCTTCTCGAATACGCCGCTGGCGCACAAGAGCCTTCTCGGCCTCCAGTCGGGCGCGCTCGGCAGCCAGCTCGGCGCGCTCGGCCTCGATATCTCCAACCTGCCCGGACAGGTCCGATATGCCGTGCGGGGGTTCGATACTGGTCATGGTGTGCTCCATCCACTGTGCTGCCCTGGGTACGAGCGCGCAGCGTAAAGGGCGCGGGTGCATCTGGCACGTCGCCAATCCCACGCCTATCTAGGGGATTACCGGGACACTGAACAGCTCCAGCATGATCGGCCCGACCTTGCCCGCCCGCATTTGGACCGGGTCACCCCACCCCGAATACCAATCCAGTCCCCACGCCGGAGTCGACCACGACACTTGCGCTTTAGCCTTTATCGTCTGGCCCGGCGGCAGCGTCACCACATCCCCGATCGGCACCGTCAGCGTCGGTGCGCGATCCTCAAGTACCGCGTATATGCCAACAGTGCCGGTGCCAGCGGGGCCGGTACCGAAATCAGGGTAGCCACGCATCCGCGACTCCTCGGTCAACGTCGGATCAGCCGCGGCCACGCCGGATGAGATACCCCACTGGGTACGGATCGCTAGATGCTTGAGGCAATCGATCGAATATCGTTGCGAGCCTTGGGTCATGACAGCGTGCACCTTCTGAGAGATGCCGGTGTCGTTGGCCCACTGCACCAACACCGAAAACAACACTGTGCCAGCTGAATTGTTCGCAGGGGTGAACGTCGCGCCGCCTGCGGAAGCCGACGCGCGGCGCTGCATCTGCCACCGCCGCAACGGAGTCAACACGCCGTCGGTCGCGTCGAAATAGCTGCTATCCACACATGGGTCGGTCATGGGGTGGCCTCCGGCTCCGCCCACAGGCGTAGCCGCACCCAGTAGGCGCGCACAGTTTGTAGGGCCTGGTTGGGTGCCCGCCACTGGCCGGGCGTCGAGTAGAGCGCCCGGTACCGGATGTGGACGGACTGGCCGGGCAGGACGGTGCCTATCTCGTCGTACCGCAGCGAATCGGGCCAGCCGCGAAATAGCCTGCCGTAGTAGATTTGGTTAACCGCGAACGGAGTAATCTGCAACCGGCAGGCTATCCCATCGTCACCCGCGTACGGGGCAGGTGCGTTCGGGGACAGCCCGACATCCCATGAGATGCCGTCGTTGAGGACATACATATTCGGGTTGGCCGCAACAATCTGGCGAGGTGCCCGCTGCGTACCGAGCCGCGCGCGCTGCCGGGTCTTGCCTGTGTTGGTCCAGGTCAGCTCGGCATCGATAAACGGCACCGGGTCAGGCGCCTGCTGCACGTCCCCATCCTTGGTTGAGGTCACGAACCGTTCGGCGACCACACGGGGCCGCCACGCATCGGCGAACCCTGTCCCGGTCGGGCTCGACTGCATCCACGACGCGGTGCAGATAGTGATGGACATCAGCGCACCGCCTCATCCGCGCTCGGGTAAGCCCACAGGCGTAGCCGCACCGACCGCGCATCTGCTTCGTGCACAGGCTGATTCGCGCTGGCATTGTTGCTCCACGGTGGAGGAGTCCACACATAGCACCGGTACCGCACTGAGAGGGTCGAGCCCGCTGGCAACTCGATCCAGTCTTCCGTCGCCGACACAGGATAGTCCTGCGAGATAACACCTTTAGACGGCTGAGAAGCATTGTCTGTGCCAACGTCGAAACCGAAGGTGGTCAGGCCGTTTGCAGCGCTGTAGTTGTCGGGAGTACGTGGGACCGCATCGACCGCGGCCGTCCAGGAATCCCAGATCTGGACGGCATTGGGATTGGAGCAGATGATGGTGCGGTAGGCGCGAATCACCTGCAATCGCATCATCAGCCGCAACGGCGAATCCGATTTCCACGACAGCGCGGCATCGATCATCTGCCGACCGGGCTGGGAGGTGAGCCCGTTGCCGGTGATCGCGCCGTCTCCTGTTGATACGGCGGTGGTTTCGGCGACCAGACGCACCGCCGCCCATTTTTCGATCCCGAGCTGACCGCCCGCGATCCTCAGATTTCGATCGACGCAGACCTGCGGCATGAGCTAGCTCCTAGACACCAGGGAAAGGGACATGGAGGTGGGTATCGGCTGTGCGAAAATCGGTGCGGCACCCACATTTCGGGAAGTCCCCGCCGCTTCGGCAAACAACGAGACAGCATCCCCGGCCTGTAGCGGTAGCTGCCCGGCCACCGTGACACTCGGCCAGGGCGTGCCCGAACCGTCAGCGATCCGTCCAGCGACCCTGGTTTCCCCATTGACCATCACCGCTGCGGTCAAGAACGCGTTTCCGGCGCTGAACCACACAGTGGCCGCGATGTCGTAGACCCCGCTCACGGGCACCATCACCGCGTCGAATGTCTTCTTACCGCCAGTCCAGTTGCCGCCGACCTGATCGGCCGCACCATCCCACATGATGGTGCCGTTCGCTCCCGAAATCGTTTGCAGCGCTGTACACGTCACTGTCACCGCTGGCGGAGTCAGGTCACTGATCGCGTCTGGGTCGTTCTCCCCGCCGGAAGGTTTCCGAGCGAGGATTGTCGACCCACCCTCCACGTGGGAGGCGATCAGGTGACCGTCCGCAGACGCCGACAGCACCCACGGCCCGATTCTTTGGCTGGTCGGGTTCTCGACGGATTCGATACGGCGCGACGTTTCGCGCGCCCACTCCGCATCCGTGCGGGCGGGGCGCACCGGTTCGGCTGTACCGCTCACGATTTCACCGTCCCTCCAGCCTTCTCCAGCTCGGTACGGTCGTCCGGGGTGGCCAGCGACACCGCCACCTGTATCCCGGACGAGGACCCCGACACCTGCACCTGATTCAGTCGCAGGATCGTACGCAGCCCCAGCGCAGACACGGCGATATTGATGCCCGGCACCAGTATGTCCAGCTCCACCGGCGAATCCGGGGACAGGGTGGCGGACTGCGGCACCACCAGCTCGTCACGGATCACGGCAATACGGCCTACATACTCGGCGGCAGCGCGCTGAATGTTCGCCACTCCGAACAGGTCATCAAGGCTGACAAGGGATTGCAGGTGCAAACCGGCCAGCTCGCGCCGCTCGATCCAGGCCCCGTTCTTTCCTTGCACCCTCACGTCGGTGCTCGTCTTCGCACCGGACCGTTTGATGCTCATGCCTTGCGTGAAATCGCAGTCCGCTAACTCTGCGGCTACATCGGTGGGTTGTGTACCGAGGACTGGCCGCCCGCGCACCACGGTCCACCGCAGGCCCAGCTTGGCGAGATCAGCCATGTCCTGCTGCACATACCGCAGGTCACCGGTGACCGACACGTCATACCGTGATGCCGACGCGAGCGCCGGAAGCACGACCGGATCAGCTTGTACGCCATGCAATTCGAGCATGGACCGCCACATATCTGCCGCGATCGGCGCGACGCTGAGCTGCTGCCATTTCCGTGTGATCTGGGTGCGGGTGTGCCACATCAGCACCGCCGCGTCCCGCGCATCGATGCTCATGCTGGTTCGGTCGCGAGTCACCTCCTGAATCGGTCCGAACCACTGCAATCCTTGCCCGTGCCAGCACGAAATCCAGTGAACCCAGGGCGTGACGATGGTTGACAGTTCCTGTAGCGGTGCCTGCACCTGGCACCGCGACACCTCGTTCAGCTCTCGCGACCAAGTAAATTGCGTGGGGCATTCCAGGGTGCCCAGTGTCGACCCGTCAACGATGGAGTGGACAGCGAAAGCGGCGGTCTCGAGTTTCACGCCTGCCTGCCTCGCACACTCACCTGCACGGTGAGTTCGATACCCGGCTCATGCTGGGCCACCAGCTCCCAGCAGCGGCCCGCGTCGAGCACGGTCGATGTCCACGGTGCGCCCGAAGGCGTATGCACGATCCCTACCTGCCGCACCTGCCGTCCGTCTACCAGCCCGTAGGGGCGGCCCACCACGGAATCAGCCACGATCGTCCCGCCTGCGGGCAGTCCGGCCAACGATAGAAACCCGGTGCGGTCACACGCCGCACTGGAGCCGCAGGGCCGAAACCAAAAATTCGCCGAAATCGGTCTTGAGCCTGCGGTGATGGTGAGGGTGACCGTCTGGTCGCGGCACATCACTCCTTCCGCTTTTGGGATGGGTGCGACGCGAGTCTGTACCTGGCACAACGGAATACACCCCGCGCACACGGGCGGACGTTCCGGCGACACATCCACCACTGCCGGGACACAGATAGCCGACGCCAGTACCGGAATAGTGGAACAGGAGGCAGGAGACTCGCAGTCGGGAGCATGCGCCCACTCGATCCGCTCCGTGACCTGCGTCCCCCACACCACCGAGCGACTGGTAGCCGGACCGTATACGTACGGGTCCAGCACTCCCATCTCCCATCCCACTGTCTTGACTGCGCCCTGCCGATGCTCGACACCGCGAACCCCGAAACTCTTGGTTTCCCGCAGTTCGCGGGTGTAGACGACGCGGGACATGATCCGCCGCAGCGTTTCCGGGTTCGCGGCGCTGTCCTCCGGGTGCGCGGCCAGGAACTCCAGTGTCGTCCCCGCCAGGCTGGTAGCGTCCCGCAGGCGACACGATAGCCATTCCTGCCCATACGTGACACCAGCATTCGTACAGCCAACCAGGATCGCCTCGAACGTCAGCGACCGCGCCTTGTCCCGGTGTGGGCCGGTCACCCCGCCCGCGCAGAGCGCATCGTTGACCGGCCGATCCACTGGCGCTGGCCCGAATCCTTCTGCGCTCGTGACCCAGGCGCCAAGGAATTCAGCCGACTGCGGTATCGCAGGGTCGTACCATGGCGCGTTCGACAGCACATACGGCCCTTCACCGAGGAACGCAGGCAGACCGGGCCACGAGTCGTCATAGTGGATGTAGTCGCGCGGCACGGCACACCGGCACTGAGCGAGGGCTTCCTCCATCGACTGCGGCGGACCCGGCTTCGCGTGGGCCACCAGCCTTGCGGTGTTGGTCAGTTCCGCCCCACCGAGCGCGAGATAGCCTCGGAACACCTGCCTATCCCTCGCTCACGGCAGGGACCGGCGCTACCAGACCGAGCACGCCGAGATACGTATCCGCCGCACCTGGCACGCTGGTAGCCTGCGCGACCGCATCCGCATCCGACACCGTGCGCTGTTCCAAGTCTGTGATCAGCTCGTACTCCATCTTCAACTCCCTCACAGCAATTCCAGAAGGCTGTCCCGCACCGCACCCGGCCCACCGACGCCGACGTACTGGATAGGCGCGTTTATCGTCGTGTTCCCGCGTCGGCCACCGGATTCGAGTGCGCCAACCATGCGGTCGAACAAATCGGTTTGGCGTGGCGACAGCACGCGTTCCGGGCTGATGGTGTCTTTCGGCATGTAGCCCTTGCCGATAGCCACACCGCCCGAGTCGAACGAGTCGATTGCCGCGCCCGCGCCGATCGCAAGCCCGGACACCACCACAGCTGCCACACCCGACAGGGCCGCACCCACGACAGCACCGATCGCCGCACCGATAGCGGTACCGATGCCGGGGATGATCGACCCGATCGCGGCACCGATAGCGGTCACTACCAGCGTGATCATGGCCGACAGAATCGCCGAGATGATCGGAATAAGGACGCTCGTGATCAGGTACCGCAGAACGGATTTGATCAGGGCGGTATTGAGGCGGTTCATCTCCTGAACCACCAGGTCACGGGAGGATTCGTTGCGCTGCATCAAATCCGCGGTGTCCGCGACGATTCGGCCGGTCGTGTCGAACGCGCTGGCCTGGTCGCCGCGTAGCCGCTTGATTTCGTCGTTGGTGTTGATCAGGTTGTCCCGAATCTCGATACTGACGCCGGTCAGTCGCACGATGAGATCCGCCGCAATACCACCGGAGATGTCTTTGCCGAGCGTCCCTCGGGACCGGCCGACCTTTGAATCCTGCTGTGCGAGGGCCGCATTGGCGATCTGCTGCGCGATCTGCTGGAACGCGGAGGTAGCGGCCTGCGCGACGCTCTGAACAGCTTTGCTGACCTCCGCGACCATATCGAACGCACTACCGGGCGCACCGAACGGCGACACTGCGCCAGGGCCGGGGTTGTTCCCGTCTGGAGTGGTCTGCGGCGTGATGCCATTGGCCGAAAGGTCGGCTATGGCACGGGTAGTGCGATTGGTACCGTCGACTACAGTTCCGAATCCCGTGCTGAGCCAGTCCTTTACGATGCCCAGCGCGGCATCGAACGCGGACTGCATGATCGGAGCCAACACTCCGCCGGACACCCGTGTCGCGATATCGGCAAGCACGGCCTGCACCTGCTGGTTTTGCCGCTCAACCACCAACTCCTTCGACGATTCGGTGCGCAGCACCAAGTCTCGGGTTTGGGCCGCGATCTGCCCCGCCTGCGTGATCGCCTCGGTGGTCTGCTGCTGGAATGGCGTATCGGTCGGCCCGCGGCGCGCTTCGAGCTGCTGCACGCCGAGCAGCCGCGACAGCACTTCGATTCGCGAGGTGAACACGGCATTGGTCAGCAGATCGTGGTCGGCTGTACGGGGGCCGCCGCCCGCGATCTGCTGCAACGAACTGACGAGGGCATCGAACAGGCGAGTCTGTTCGGGGCTGAGCACACGCTCCGGGGCGATGATGTCTTTCGGCATGTAGCCCTTGCCGACAGCCACACCGCCCGAGTCGAACGGGTTCAGCGCATTGAGCACCTGGCCGCCAACATCCTTGGCCTTCGCCCAGGCAGACGGCAACAGATCGGTGAGTCCATCCGCGAGGCCGGTTAGGTAGTGGACCGAGCCATCCTCGAACGTTTGAAGGAACCCAGGCGGCACCCGCCGCCACTCCGGCGGAGGCGGCCCCACCTCCGACTCCATACGGCGGCGGATCGGATCGAGCAAGCCGCGGACTACATCTGTGATCTTCCGGGCCAAGAAGCCATGCTGATCGGACACAGACGGGCCGATACTCCCACCGCCCGCGCCTGGTTGGAAGAATCCGTTCGCGCCGATCGGTAGGTGATACACGCCAGCAAAGCTCAACGGGTTGGTGCCGGCCCCGTAGTGCACACCACCAAGAGCACCGCCGGACTCGGCGCGCATCGCGACCGGGATACCGAGCAGCGGCAGCGCACCGAGCACGCCCGCTGTGTGGCCGCCGCCAGGGCCGCCGGGATCGTCGGTTACGCCGATGGTGAACCCGGCGTCTGCACCGCGCGTGAAGCCCTGCGGCCCCGCCTGCGGATAGCCAGCGAAAGATGATGTGGCCCAATAGCGTTGCCACGGATTCAAACCCAAGATCGTCGCCGCGACGCTGCCCATGAAACCGGAGCAGTCGAAGCTATCACCATCGAAGCGTGGCCCCGCCCACTGATAAGGCTTGCCGCTCTGCGCTCGCGCGAACTCATGGCCCTTGAGTAGTTGATACATCCACGGTTCCACCGCGCCGCCATCGGCGAACTTCGGCTGCACCCGGTCGAAAAGCCCTTCTGGCGAGACATTGCCAATCCCCTTGGCGCGCACCGCCGCCCCGTACGCGTCCAGGTTGCCGCGCCCCAAATCGGTGATGATCCGGCCGTTGTCCCAGGCGAAAGGCACACCCCGCGCGATCATGTCGCGGATCGCGTACAAGATGTTCTGCCCGCCTGCTTTCAATACCTCGGCGGCGGTGACGACATGCTCACCGGTGGACAGCCACGCCGGAATACTGTCGGAGGTGCCCGAACCAGGACCGAACACTGAACCGCCCGAAGCGAATCCAAGTTGGACGGGCTGCATCTCCCCGACACCCGGCAAGAACTTCGCGACGGTATTCCAGGCTTTGAGCAGACCCTCATTCCACACCGTGGACACCACGAACCGCACGGGATTCGCGGCGGCGTCGCGCAGCTTGCCCCAGATAGCGGCAATCCCGTCGACGCCGGTCTGGAACCAGCCCTTGAGCTTGTCCACCGCACTACCGAAACCCGGAACCAAAGTGTCAGAGAACCATCCGCGCACGGCGTCGATACCGGATTGCAGTTCACGCCACTGGCTGACCACCTTGTCAACAGCCTCGCGCACCACGCCCTGCCAAGCCCCGATCAGCTCACCGATCCGACCGAGCACCACCTCGAACACGCCGCCCATGTCCCGTAGCTGATTGCTGACCAGCGGCACCACCTGCGTCGCCAGCCAAGTCATGGAGTCGATCACCTTCGTGACGACGGGAGTAAGCCGGACGACGATATCGATCAACGGCGGCAAGACCTGCGCCGCCAGTTGTGCGAGCTGCGGCAGCAGCGGGACAACCGCGAGCAACAGATCAGCGAACGATTTGACGAGTTGAGGCAGTACCGGCGCGATCTGGGTCAGCGCGTCCGCCAACGCCTTCCCCAATATTGTTGCCACCTGCGCCAACACCGGAGCCACCTGCGCGATCACCGGCTGCATCTGCGCCGCCAAAGCCTGAATGACGGGTGTCAGCGCCGTAAACATCTGCGACAGAGCGGGTGCCAGGGCTTGCAGCACCACGGACAGGCTTTGTGCGATCACGGGCACGAGGGGAGCGACCGCCATCAGAAGATCAGCGAACGCCTTAGCTACAGGCCCCATCGCAGGCGCCAACGCATTCAGTGCGCCGATCAGTGCGTTGCCGACCGTGACCGCGATCTGCGCCAGTGGCCCGATCATCGGAGTCAACGCGCCCATCAGCGACCGCAGCAGCTCACCAATTACAGGCAGTACCGGCTGCAAACCGCTCGCCAGTGCCGAAATGAATCGCGCCAGATCAGGCATGATCGCGGTCAACGTGTTGGCGAACACGGCCCCCAGATCGCCCAGCGGACCCGCGATCATCGCGAACCCGTTGCCGAGCGCGGCCAGCATCGGCCCCACCGCAGGCAGTGCCCGATCCGCCAGAGTGAGCAGCCCTGTGGTGAATCCGCCGAGCAAAGGACCGATGCCCTGGAGCATCGCGGACACGCCATTCAGCGCCCCGGACAGCAGCCCTGTTCTGGTGGCGTCGGAGAACGCCCGCCCGATGTTGTCGCCGATACCCGCGATCTGCTGCCCGATCCCGATCAGTGCCGGGGTTAGGGTGTGGAGGAAATCCAGCCATCCCTGCGTGGCTTCACCGGTCCCCATCCCCAAGCCGCGCAACAAGTTCGTCGCACCCTGGAATGTGTCGGTCATGCCTTGGATGCCACGCTCGGTGCCAGCGAAGCGCAGTGCCGAGTCCGCCGCCTTGTTCAATTCCTGGCTGACACTGACCATTTGGGTTTTCAGTACCGGCAGGACACGCCCGGCTACATCAGTGAGGGTGTTGCCGAGATTCGCGAAAAGGCTGTCCTGCGTGGCGGTCTTCAAATCCATCAGGGCCGGTCGGATGCCGATGAACGCCCGCACGAACGCCTGCGCGTTCGGTGCCAATCGCGACATCGCCTGGTTGAAGTCCTGCACTGCCGAAGTGCCGCGCGCCTGCTCAAGTGCCAAGTCCCGCACGGCTTTCGCAGCATCACGTGCAGCGGTCGCCGCCTCGTGCTGAGCGTCGGCCAACTGTTCCTCGGCCCGTCTCTGCGCGTCCTTCGCGTTCCGGACCGCATCCGACCCCTCGATGCCCTTCTTCTGGGTGTCCGTGTTGTCCTGCTGCGCACGCGAGTTGTCTTTGACCGCCTGGTCATAGGACAACTGCGCCCGCTCCAGCCTTATGAGCGCCTGTTCATGGGCGGCCGGGTTGAATACGGTGTCGTTGACTTCTTTCTGCGCCTCACGCAGCCCGATCGCCGCTTCCTTCTGGCTGATCGTCGCCCCGCGCGCCCGCAGTGCCGCGTCCTCCAGATCACGACCGGCCTGCCGGTACGCGCGCCCCACATCTTCAGCGGCCCGCTGGGCATCCTTCTGTGCATCGGCAAGCGACCGCTGCGCGATCTGCGCCGAGTGCGCCGAATCTTTCACCCGATCCTGCGCGTCAGCTACGGCCCTGGCCCGGTCCGCGGCTTCCAGTGCTTGCTTCGGGCCATACTCGCCAACGGCGTTGGCCGCTTTGAGGGCGTCACCGAGGCCGTGTGTCCCGACCAGGGCGGTGGCTGCGAGACCGGCAGCCGCCGGTCCGACGGCGGACAGCGCACCCGCCAAGCCACTGACAAGACCGGCGGCGGCACCGGCCGCGCCACCTATGCTGGCGATGATGGCCGTGACGCCGGAAAGCTTTGCGCCGGTGGCCGCGACAGACCCAAGCGAGGCACCGAGGCGTGTCAAAGTGCCGTCGGTGTCACCTCCGCGTCGGGCGGCACCGCCCGATACATGCTGCACGGCCTGTGTCGGCTGGTTCGCCGCCACCATCTGACCCATTGCGGCGTGATCAACTTGTACCTGGATGTGCTGCACAATCGGGTGGGTCTCCCACTCGAGTTCGGTGTGCAGGGCGCGCACCTGCTCTCGTACACCGCCGTCATCGAGTCGGACCCTTTGCACGATCGGGCGAGCCTCGTACTCAAGGTCGATATGCAGGGCACGCACACGCTCCCTGACACCGTTGTCATCGACGTTGAAGGAGATGTTGAGCGGGTGGGCGTCCACCTGGAGCTGGACTCTGCGCATGGCCGCGATGACGACGGCGGACAGCTCGGCCTCGAACCCTCCGCCATCGGCGGTGATTGGGATGCGGATTCCGCCCGGCGTCGTCACCCGCGCACAATCACAAACCGGGGTGCAAGGTCAGAGCAGGTTTTCCCTGACCATCTCGTCGCGCACCGCCGACGACAAGAACGCGTTCCCCCGGTATCCCGGATGCTGGACACGCCTCGCGAACACGATGTGACCGCCAACCTCGAACCGAAGCACCTGCGCCCGTCGCGGCACGATCGTGTGCGGCGCGGTGCCGTCGTGCACCCATTTCGCATATCGCGCGGTCGCGAAAACTTCGGTGCGCACGGTCGGCCCTGCAACTCTGGTGTGGTCTCCGATCGTGGACCGCAAATGCCCGCTGCGGACATTCACGCGGTGTCGCGCCGTACGGGTGATCGCGCGCCCGATGTTCCGCATTCGCGGCGCAACAAGCAGCGCCGCCCGTTCAGCCGCATGGGAAGGCGGCACCCAGTCCAGGCGCGGGCGTATCCGGATACTCACTCGCTGGCCTTCGCCCGGCTCCGTCGCTTGGGGGCAGGAGCCGGTGGCACCTCGTCGTGGTGCCACCGCACTATCTGCACCACCCGCGATTCGACCAGCCCGCGCAACCGCTCGGTCCACTCCACCGTGTACCGGTCACCACGCCCGCACACATCCGAGTTGATGACGCCTTCGATCGTTACTTTCGCCATTGGCCCTCCAGTTGTGCGTGTGCGAGCTGTGTCCAAGCGATGACGAGTCCATCCGGCCCGAAAGGCTCACCCGCTCCCAGCGCCGTATCGGATGCGACCCCAGCCGCTTTCGCATCTGCCGTCGCCGCGCACAGGGCGCGGTCGATCCGCCAGGAGTCGTCCCACTGCACCGCCGCGATCTCCTCCAACTCGGCTGCACTGGCATCCAGGGCATGACAGCGGGCAATACCGGCCTCGATCGTCACCGCGGCTTGTGCCGCGCACCAGGCGGAGACCGATTCCGTTGGGAACTCTTCTGTGCGCCACCTGCGCACGAGACGCACCCATATATAAGGCCCACAGCCGGTGCACGAACCGGAGTCGGTGCCGACCCACGGCGGCGGGACCACTTCGGCCCCGGCCACGATCCACACCCGATCCGTGCCACCACCCAGCGGAGGCACGGAAGCGTCCGGGCTGAATACCTGCCGGAGCCGTGTGACCGCGAGTCCGATGATCGTCGCTGCCGGATCCATCAGTAGCCGCTCCCCGTGTGGTCCGGACTCAAGACGGCAGGCGGGAAGGCCAAGCGGTGTGGGTTTACTGCGGCTATCCACAGATCCACTTCGGGGATGCCCGTCTGCTTGTTGGAGAACAGCGCGCTCGGGTCGGCAACCTTCATCGAGACCCCTTGCCGCGCTATTGATTCCACCCCTCGCGGGAGCCTGCACTTCTCGCCCCGGCACGCATTCCAGAACTCCAGCGCGAGAATGCCCACCATCTGACCCGCGCCCGCAGGTGGGGCAGTGCCCTGCAAGTACTCCACCGACCATGTACCGGGCGATCCTGCCGGACGGTCCAGATGCTGATCCGGCCACCGCCCCGACCGCGCGTAGAGGCGGTCACCCTCAAGCACCCAAACGCCGGAATCGACCACCGCGCCGTCGATCGTCACCCCGGTCACCGTGCACACCGGGCCAGGCAGATGCACCACGCCAGGCCCGCCCACCTGGCAGGTTGGCCCGCACGCGCACACGACGTTGCGCCACACTCCCGCACCGAGTTCGGGATACCAGGACCAGCCCGGCAGCCAAAACAATGGCCTGTCGCGGTTGCGCGGGCACGGCCGGATAGTCCGCGGGCAGCACCCGAATTGGCGGCCGGTGAAACTCCACAGGATCGATACCGCCGTGTTGATCGCGCCCTGTAGCCGCACCTGATCATCCGGCGCGGTCACCACGGGCAGGCATGTCCTGTCCACGGGCCACGTGCACGCGCTCATAGCCGGGACCGTAAGCCGCTGGGGTGCAACATCACACCACGACGGCCGCCATGAAATCGTCCAGAGCGGCTGGCGGCTGCCCACCACCGGACACCCCGGAATCATCCTCGCCATGCAGGCCCGAAAAGTGGTTGCTCAATGGCGCCTGTGCCTCGGTGAAAGTGCCTTGCAGTAGGGGGTTGCTGTTGACGGACGCCGTATACACCGTGCCCTCGGCCCGTATCTCCATCACCGCGCCATCCGGAAACGCGCCACCGGTGCTGACATAGTCCGCGGTGCCCGTCGCGGCCTTGAAGCTCACGCCGTCGAGTGTGTAGATACAGATCCCCATCAGTGTCGCCGTGCACCAGAAGTGCACCCCCGCATGAACTCCGGGGTTCGCGCGCACAGCCACCGACAGCGAGGAATGCTCCGGCGAACGCCCGTGCCACCGGATTCGGGCGCGGGCGATCTGTGTGTCGCTTGGCAGCACGGCGGTGTGATGCGCGAAGGAGACCGGCGAGGACGGTAGACCAACCGCGCACAGCTCGCCGTCGGACAGGTAGAGGGTTCCACCACCGCTGGTGACCCAATTCGGCCCCAACCGGACCGCGTTGAAGTCATCAAATACCGCGACGGACAACGGCACCGTATCCCTACCGTTGAAGTTGCGCAGGCCAGCGCTGTTGGTACTGCCGTACCTCTGGACGAACAGCCCGAGATAGCGGTGGTCGTCATCAGCCCACGTGGCGTCCAGCGCGCCGAGACCGGACCTGGTGCCGTTGACGTACACCCGCCACTGGTTGTCCTGGTCGACCTCAACCCGGATCACGGTGCCCGCTGTGATCGTCGCCGATTGGCTTTTCATCAGCGTGAATGTGCCATTGATGCCTCCACGCAAGATGCCGAGCGCCCACTGTGTGGAGGCGACGGACAGGATGATCATGTCCGTCATGGTCGAGTTGCAGCGCAGCACCGCCCCCGCCGCCGCCGTGTTGTTCGGGGCGGTGCCGATCGTGAACTCCACACTTTGGTACGGCGTGCTCGTCGGAGTGTTGTAGATCGCCGCTCGACGCCCAGCGCCAGTGCCCTGGACAGCGAGCATTCTGCCGATGATGCCGAGATCTCCGCCGGTCTCCGTCCACGGCCCCAAATTGGTCGAATCCGCCCGGTCGAAGGTGTCGGAAAAGGAGACCGGCGGCGTGAAGGGCGGCTGCACGACGGCGACCCTCATACCCGATGCCCCATGATCTCGGCGGCCAGGCCGACGCCCACGGTGGTCGAGTTGATCGCGGTCTGGTACACGAATATCCGATCACCAGCCACGACACTCACATTCGGCATTGCCGCAATCGGCGAACTCACTGCGGCGGAACCCGACGACCCGGCGATGGTGTTGCCGCTGGCGGTGCCATTTAGCCGTAGCTCAGCGGTCGCGGCATCACCTGTTCCAGCGGTCGCGCACCAGTACCGCACCTTGTCGATGACCATGGCGCACGGGACGACCCACGCTATGGCCAGGCGGCCAACACCGACGGAGTGGGTGCCGTCGTTCTGGTAGAGCATCATCCCGACCACCGAATCGGTGATCAGGATGTCCGCGTCGGAAAGCTCTCGGATCGCTCCCCCGACAGTGACCAGCGGCCTGCGAACGACCATCAGGCCAGCACCACCGGCTGCGATCCCTCGAAATTGATCGCGGTGGCCGAAACAGCGACACCGATGCGCTGCACCACATTTCCGGACCCGGAAGGCGCGATGCTGGTCGCGGTCCCGGCAGCAGCCGCCAGGAACACCGGGCCAGGAGTCGCACCCGTGACCGCCGTGTTCGGACCCTCGAAATACACGGTGGCGTTCGCGCCGGAGGCCACCGACGCCAGAACGAACCCGTGCGCATCCTTGCCCTGGGTGGTCGCGTCAGCCTTACGCACCTTCGCGCCGCCGGAGTTGTTCCACACGTTCACGAAGTCACCAGCGGCCAGGGCCTCGGATGCCGTGATGATCGCGGTGTCCGCGCCGATCCCGGCGGGCATCATGGACGAGTCGAGTCGACCCGACCCGTCGAGCGCGGGAATCTTCCCGGCATCGGCAGCGCCCGCGGACGCCTGAGCGGCGGCCTGCTCGGTGAGCTGCCCGGTCGCGGTATCGAGCTTGATGTACTTGTTGCCAGCCATGATTCGTGTCTCCTACAGTGCGATGCTCGGTGAGCGGTCGACGAAAACGGTGCTTGAGGCGGTAGCTGCCGCGAGTTGTGCCACGAACGCGGCCGGGCCGGTCGGGACGGATTGCGTGAGCGCGCCAGTAGCGCCCAAGAAGATCGGGCCGGGTGCCCAGGACCACGACGGCTCGGTCATCTCTCCGAACATGCAGACCTGGACATCGCTGCCGGGAGTTGCTGCGCCAGTAGTGATCCCGATCGGCAGACCCAAATGCTTCGGATTGGTATTGTCGGCGGGCACAAACCGGCCGTCTGAGCCGCGCACCACCGCACGATGCCCGGACAACGCAACACCGGCTATTCCAGTGACGACTACTGCCGACCCGCCGCTGCCGGGCGGCCCAGCCGGACCGACCGGGCCGGGCACTGGAACCGCCACTGCCCCACCGGATATGCCGGGCACCGCGACGATGCCACCGACGCCCCCTGGCTCACAACCGGATTCGACCGGGCCGCGCAGCCATACGAACGCGGAGGTGTCGGGGTACTGCACCCAGAGTTCCGCCCACGAGGTGAGCGGGACCTTCGCCACATCTGCGGCGGGCACATGCCACGACATGATCGAACCCGATATCGTGGCGGGCCAATTCGCGTAGAACGTAGTGCCATTCGCCGATATTCGCAGCCACGCCGAAGTACCGGAGGGCCACGGAACCGGGGCACCGGCTGGCTGTTGCAGCTCGACCCGCCTGACGAAATCGGACGCTGGGTCGAGCACCAGTCGCAGACGTCCCGCAACACTGCCCAGGGTCAACATGGTCGGGACTGTAGGCGGCAGGGGTGCGAATCCCGAAGTGCCTTCTCTCATTTCGTGCACGGGACCGGACTCTTCGCCACCACAACGCTTTCGCAACGCTTTCACAACACGGGCGCTAGAGGATCGAGTGCATGACCGACGAATCTATGAATCGCGACCCCCTGATCACCGACATGCGCGAGCTGGCAGAAGTCGCGACCGAGTGCGCCCGAGCATTCACGTCGACCGTCGAGGAACTGCGCAAGGCGCGAGAAGATCTGCACCATATGACGATCGGGTGCGCGCACGCACACATGAGAGTTGCCAAGATCATGCGGCTCGTGATCGACGCCGAGCATGCCGGGTGCGATAGCGTCCCGGTCAAGTCGATACGGGCGGCGGTCCGAGACTGACCTCCGATGCGGCAACCGCTCGCTCCACACGTTCGTCGCGGAGCGAGTGGTTGCCGAATTCCGCCTATTTGATCAAGAGCGATGCGCTGGCGTCTCCTGTGCGTCGGACCACACGATTCGTGTCGCGCCGCCGTGACCGTGAACCTCCATGGCGTCTTCCAGACGGGACCACACCACCGTCGATTGTTTCGACCCGCGCCAGCGGACAACCGTTGTGCCATCTGGAAATACGCAGCCATCGGCAACAATCCCGGTTCCTGAGTACCCGGTTATGTCGCGATCACGGACCAATTGAAACGTGAGGGTCGGATTTTCAGCAGATTCAGGCATAGACGCCGCCCTTGACCATCTCGGCCACGGTGACGGTCGGCGAAGTACCGCCCGTCAGGCCCGCACCTGATGCGGTCATCAGTGGCAGGTCCATGCCCGCCAGAGTGCCCTTGAACTCGACCACGTACGGACCGGTGCCGGTGACATCGACATTCCCGGTGCCGATGGTCGCCAGCGACTCCAGTGCACTCTTGACCGCTGTGCTCGCGGCGTTGAAGGCGATGCCGGCGGTTGTCTGGCCCTTGTAGGTCAGGGTGAGGGTTCCGCCAGTCGGGGTGCCCGCAACGGTGATGGTCTGCTTCTCATTTGTCGCTTTGGCTCCACACGCAGGCTGCGGTGGTGCGGTCTCGACTGCTGTTTCCCCGTAGTACGGGGTCGGCAGGACCAGCGGGCACGCACCACCGGTCGGCTCCGGCGGCGCGACCGTGGTACGGAAACTCCGGAAATGCTGACCGGCCTTGATCGGCTGCAAAAGGCGGCCACCAGTGTTGTTCGTGTCGACAGGCATCACGTTGTAGGGGCCGCGACCCCAGCGGGCACCGGCCGCGGTGATACCGGACAGCGTGAAAGTCGATGCCTTGGCGCCGATTTCAAGATCGCCGATCTGCGCTTCCTTCATGACCGGCCACACCATGTACCCATACGGGAGCACCAGCGCGCCGCCCGCGCCGACCAGGAGGTCATCAGAGGCCGGGACATCGCAAGCGTCATCGGAACCGACACCCGACCACAGTTCAATAGCGACACCGGTATCGGCCGGGACCTTCTTCTGATCGCTGAAACCGATTGGCTTGCCGTCGTGGCTGGTCACGACCTCCCAGTCCAGCAGCATGTGGAAGAAGTCTGTATCGACGCCGCACAGTTCGATTGACAGCGACCACCACTTGCGTTCGGGCGGGGTGCGGTCGGAGACGCACACACGGCCTTCCGCGTTGACTTGCTCGATATTGTCTGCGTCGCGCATGACTGGCGACGCTTTGACGGTGACGAAACCGCTGGTCACGAGCCGCGAACGCGGACCGGCCAAGGGCATACCGCACGCGTCAACGAGGGTGGCGCGCAGGCGCTTGCCCTTGACGACCGCGAATGTAGCCACGATGACTCCTCAAAATCTATCGGCTTACGTGGCTGCCCAAGCCCCAAGGCGCGCACCGTAGAGTCCAAGGGTGCAAGCCCGCCCTAAGAGGCAAGCCAGTCGGCCAATGGCTGATCGCCTTGCAGGACCCGGCGAAGATCGGCTTTCAACGCGCCGACTTCCGTACGCAATGCGGCGATCTCGGATCGAGACGCAGCGACTTCCTCACGAAGTGCCCGATTGTCGGAGTGCGCGGCCACCAGCTCGTCCTGCAACGCACGCCGTTCATCGCGCAGGTCTCGGCGTTCCTCGCGCAGCTCCTCGATCAACTGGTCGTAGGCTTCGGTGACTTTGACCAGTGTCGCGGCGTCATGGGTGCGGGCCTGCGCCGCGATCAGACGCCGATTGGTCACCCCGGACACCACCGCTGTCACGGTGCCGCCTCCGAGACCGGCGGCGAGCACCTCCCACACCGTCATCAGCGCCATCAGCCTTGCCCGGCAGGCGGTTTCACCAACCTGTGCACATACGCGGTCACCGCTGTGAGCACCGCACCGATCGCGGCCCCGCCGACCGCCTTCCAATCCGCGGCATTCGTCCAGTCGAATCCATTGCCACCGATCACGCTGGCGACAGCGAGCAGCACCGCTACAACCACCGTGGACACCGCACCCTGGATGATGGTGCGCACCGCCCTATCCCGCGCGTCCGCCGTGCCCTCGGCCCCGGTCGCGATCACGATCTGCCCGCCGTCACCGAGCCACTGGGTGATCTGTTGCTCCGCTGCCGCACGTGCCTCTTCGGCCGCTGCGGTGGCGGCGGCGGTGACTCGCGGCTCGATCTGCGATTCGATCTGGGACAGAACCTGTTTGGCGACCAGATCGACCACGTTCGTGCCGCTCATGCCCCACCACCGAGAGCCCCGGTGTCCGCCTTGCCGCGGCTACTGGTCCTGCGGGCGGTCTTGGCTGGGGCAGGCTCGGCGGCCGTGGCGAGCATCGGCTCCTCAACGGCGGCCGGGTCGTCGTCCAAGACGAGCCCCGCCGCCTGCGCGATCTCCAATGGAACTCGGAATCCCCCGCCGTTGTGGCCAGTGGCGGTGCGAACCTCGCGCCTCCGATCACCAGCAGCCGCGGCAAGGAGTTTCGCGGCAACCGCTTCGCGCGCCGCGAATTCAAGAGGATGTATTTCGGCGATGTCGCCGTGGATTTCCGCGATCACTCGCATTTCACGCTCCAATAGTGACGGCGTGCGCCCAGCATTCCCAGGTCACCAGGACCTCACGCTCAGCGACCGACAGTCGGTGGGGATAGTCGGGGCCGTGGGTAATCACTACTGGCCCTTGATGGACAGTTACGGGGCCGGTCGCCACAATCGTCTGCCCGAGAGCGGCATAGCCTGCGCCGCAAGCGATCCGATGTCCCATAGGCGAGAGCAGTTGCCCGCCTTGCCGATACACGATCTGCGCATTCGCGAATGCCGCCGCGAGATGCGGGGCGACGTGCAGGACACCTGGGAAGCCGTGGCTTGCGACCGCTTCCTCGAGGACACCGACCGCCGCGACCAATCCGGCCACATGGTCGGGTATCCCGGCAGCAGCCAGTAGTTTCGGGGTGAGTTGCTGCTCTACCCGCACCGACTCTTGAAGTCGCAGGTGCTGCTCGGCACGCCGCTGCGCCTCATCCTCGGGGACGGCCGCGGCGCAGTCATCATCTCCACCGACTACATCACCGGTGAACGCAGGCGGAATCGGCGTGCGCCGTGTGCCTTTCGGCGACGGGACAGGCGCAGGCGCGGCGCAGTTGATCGGCCACACCCAGGAGGTGCCGCAATTGATGCTGTCCACTAGCACGCCGAACGACAACCGAGACGGGTCTCCAGCGTCGCGGAGAGTTGCCGCCGAGTACAGACCCCCAGCGGCGGGGTTCGCGGCCGGGGGCCGGTAAATGACGGTCATGAAGGGTACCTCTCGGCGAGGGAAGAAGGGTCCGGCCGGGGGCGGGGAGCGGGGGCAGCCTCGATGGGACTGCTCCCCACCCCCGAACCGGAGTCTGCGGCGGGCGCGCTGTTAGTTCGGAGCGCCCGCAGTGGTTTCCGCTACCGCGATGCTCGGCGACGTACCGCCGGTGAACGAACTGGATGCAGTCATCACTGGCAAGTTCGTGGCAGCGAGCGCGCCCTGGAACGACACAACATACGAGGCGCCAGGAGTACCGGCTACCGCGACGTTCCCGGCACCGATGGTGGACAGGCCCGCCAACGCAGCCTGTACCTGTGCGGCGGTCGCGTTGTAGACGAGGGCGGTGGTGCTCTTGCCCTTGTAGGTCAGGGTGAACGTGCCGCCGGTCGGAGTACCGGTAATGCTGACGGTCTGCTTCTCGTTGGTTTCGGTCGGGCAGGTGATCGAAATGCGCTGGCCGACAGCGCCGGACACGCACACGGGCACTGTCACGACTTCCGATACCCGGCACCGGTTGTCCACCAGGTACTCGTCCTCAGTGAAGATTTCGGTGTAGCGATTGGCCTGCAACTGGGCTTTGTCGTAGAGGGTGCCGACCTCGATCACATTGGCCAGATGGCGGAACCATGCGCCCGCCGGGTAGAGCAGCACCTGCGCGGCGGAAGGCCAATGCGTCGCCGCGTCCGGGAGGCCCTGCCAGTGACCCACCCACTGGATGCGGATGTTGCGGGCTGCCAGCCACCCGTCCACCATCGCGTCAGTGACACCCTTGACGTCCACACCCTGCTGGAGGGCCATGTCGGCGGCAGCCGCTTTCAGCAACCATGTGGGTGCCACGCCCTGGATCGGCGCGTTGTGTGCAAACCGTTCTTTCTGGCGAATCAGGGTGGCGCGCAGGGCGAGACCATTCAAGATCGCCCCGGCCCCGCCGATACCCGCTGTGGCGGGCACCGTGATCGCCGTAGATCCGGCTACCATGTCCTGAATCGTCCACAGCGACAACTTGATCGCGTGGGCCTTCATCGTTTCCTGCATGAATCGCGCGATCAGCTCAGGGAATCCGCGTCTTTGCAGGATGCCCGCAGTGACGCACAGGCCGATCGCCTCGGCGCGGATTTCCTTGAACTCGGTGCAAGGGATTTCGATGCACGGCTTGGTCGGGTTGGTCATCAACTCGGCCTCGGTGTACCGGAACGGCAGCGTCGCATAAAGTTCGCTGAAATCCGGGGCTACAGGGCGACGGATGCCGCCACGGCTGATGTTCATATCCGGCAAGGTCACCAGATCGGCCGCCGGATTCACCTCGCAAAAGTCGTAGATCGTTTCCGAGGGCGAACACCAGCCAGCGGACGCGACCAATGCGCCGTCATCGGCAAACCGATTGCGTTCATAGCGTGTAGCGGCAACAACACCAGCCACCTGCTCGGCCATGTCGATATCGGTGTCGGCCGTGATCAATCGATCCTGCGTGAAATCGCGTGACAGGGTGCCCAGGCTCATCGCGACCATATCGCCGCGATCACGATGCGAGGGCCGGTTCGAGCGGATCACCCGCGAGACCGCCATGGAGTCAATGGATGCGGCGAGCTGCTGGTAGCCAACCAGGCCGTCAGCGTATTTCGGTGTCTGCGGATGCATACGGAAACCGACATCCGGGGTGGACGTGACCCGTGCAGGAACGCTCCCGCTCCGTGCACCAAGCCCTTTGAACGACAGCGGGCGCGGCTTGCTGGCTGCGGTGACAGGCTCGACCGCTTCCGCCGCAACCTTTTCCGCCTCGGCCACCACGTCGACATCGCCGCTGCCGGGGGTGTCTCCGCCATCAATATCGGAGTCCGCGGCTTCGTCTCCTTCGCTGGTGTCAGTCTCGGTGCGAGCCTGCTGGCGGGCCTCGATCAGTGCGCGGGCTTGATCAGCGCGGGCCTGTTCCTCCGCTCGGATCTCCTCGATTCGCGCCGCCAACGTCGATGCCGATTCGCTGAGTGCTTGCAGCTCAGCGAGGGTTTCCGCCGAGACGGTCGCACCCTCTTCGGCGATTCCGGCTGACAGAGCGTCGAACTCGGCCTCGGCGACTGTGCCCAGCTCCGCGAGCTGTTCGAGCGTCAGCCCGTCGAGTACTTCGGGCATCTGGAACTTCATCGTGTCCTCCCACGAACGGATCGTCTGTTTGCTGGGAGGCCCGCAGCCATGCCCCTATTCGCGCAGAACCGTAGGGAAGGAGGGTGCAACGGCCGTTAGGATGTCCGGATTGCCGGGAGGGGTGAAGGGTCTCTTCCCACCAATGAAGGGGACTCATGCCGATCACCACTCGAATCGCCGCCACCGCAGCTACATTCGCGACCTTGGCCGCGCTCACCGCGTGCTCCAGCGGCAGCGACAACAAGGCCACGTCGACGCCGATCATGCCAAACGTCTCGTCTGGTGTTGTCGCAGCGGCTGTTTCGGAGACCGGCAGCGTGCCCGGCGTGTATCGGCCAATGGATACAGGCAAATCGCGGTCCGGGCTAGAGGCATCCATCCTCGCGGTAGAGGACACCGGTACGCGATACGGGCCGGGAGTGGTGGTCACATTCCAGGTCGCCAACACCACCGACAAGCCGTGGGAAGGATTCAACTGGTTGCCGCCGACGTTGGTTTACGGTCCGCCCGGCACGCCTGCGGAGGCCATCACCTCGTTGTCGGAAGGGTACGGCGCTGGTGTGCAGGGCGTCATCCCACCTGGTTCCCGGCAGACGGTCAAAGAGGCGTACAAGGTCAGCAAGAATCTATTGAATCCTGCGGTGATCACTGCGGGATCGGTTGTGTGGCAAGGGGACTTCACCTCGTTCCAGCGGTAGCCCCCGCGTCTGTACGAAATGAGCGAAGGCCGGATGTGGAAGTATCCGGCCTTCGCTCACTCCTGGGCCTGTTTCACCACACCGCCGCCCGCAGCCTGCGCCGCAATACGGGCCTCGGTCGCGGTCAAATAGGGGCCGACCTTCTCACCGGTCACCGTGGTCACCCACCATCCGCCGCTGGCTTGGTTCGAGCGTGCTCCGTTACATGCGCAACCCATCTCAACTCACCTTCTGTTCGCGTCGCCTGTGGGATTCACGGATCGCATCGGCCAGGACCCGCCGCCGTGGCACCGACGCGGCCATCAGGTTCCGAGCAGCAAGCGAGCGCGCCTGGTCGGCCTGCTGCTGGGCGTAGGCAGCGACAGCGCGCGCGGCCACATCGTCAAGGATGCTGGTATCGACCGCGGGCCGGGCCGGGCGCGGCGCGAAACTGGCGACCATCGCAAGATCGCCGTCCCGGTCCCGCTTCCGAGACACGATCGGGAAGCCAGGAGCGTTGACCGCGCACGCCGCGATCAACTCCGGGTGCCCTGCAACACGCTCCCAGTGCCCCGAATGCGGTGTCCCCAGAGCCTGTTTCACCATGGCGGGATCCGCGGCCGGGTTGATCGCTCCTGATACCCAGATGCCGTGCTCATCCTCGCCCGCGCGGGCCAAAGCCCAGCAGGTGCCGACATTGTCGTAGTGCTCAACAGCGGCGCGCATTCCCTGCCCGGCGGGGCCGTGGCCGCCGCCTACCGTGAGGCGGCCGACCCGAAGGCGTTCGCCATCATCGAGTTTCACGCTCGACTGGTGGAACTCGGCGTAGTTGGAGTGGCTGCGGTATGGGGTGACGCAGCGTTCCCGAACCCCGGTATGGCAGGTGCCCCACGTCGCCAGATGCCCTACGACACGGCCGGATTCGTCCACATGGATGGGTGTTGGCTGCTCTAGCAGCGGGTTGGCGAAGAACTCTGCTGGGTAGGTGTCTTCCTCCACCACGGCCGCCGCGACGAGTGCCAGCGAGGGAGCGGTTGTGATGTCGCCGAGCGTGATAGAGGTTTCGCGGAACTCGGGCACGGATACCAATGAGGCGCCAACGATTTCGACAGCGTCCATGCGCATCACGACCGCGCCGTCCATCCACACCTGCTCTGCGGTTTCGGGGGTGACCGGAGAACCCGTGGTGTCGGTGAGCGTTTCGGAGCGGACCACCAGCTCGGCCGAAGGCGCGGTAACACCGGCCTCTATCTGCTGGATCGCTTCGGCGGCGTCCGGGGTGTCGAGCATGGTGCCCGTGGCCCACAGCCCGCCCTCGCGCAGCTCGAGCGTTTCGATCGCACCGACTGTGAGGCTGCCGTCGTGGCCCGGATCGTCCTGCCGTTGCCACTTCAACGCGAACGGCAGTTTGGTGTCGAGCAACTGCGCGTCTTGCGCGAGCATCGACATCCCGGAGCGGCCTCCGATGCCCGCTGGCATGAGTAGTGCCTCAAATGTCTTGGCCGACATGGTCCCTCCTGAGTCTGTTGCCGAGGCTACTCGAGCCGGGGTCTGATTCTCGAGTGCCGATTCCAAAATCGTGACCACACACCGGCAGCCGATGACCTCTCCGGGCGGGCCGGAAGGGTCACCTGGATATCGGAGCGACACACCGCCAACGATGAAATCCGCTGCGAGCGAGACCCGTTGACGGTCTGCCTGTCGATGGGTGTGGCGGGTCCGGGTGTCGTGCAGCGCAATCCACACTTTATCCAGCGCGCGCCCTGTGTTCTGCTCCTCGAGCTGGGCGCGCGCGACCCGAGTGGCGTTGTAGATGGATACCGCTTGGGTGCGGCCGATCTCGGCCGCCTCCGACTGCCAGGCCGCCCGCAGTGCGCGGGCAGCGGCTATGCGCGCCGCGTCCACCGATTCCCCGGCGGCGCGGACCGCAGCACGCACTTTCTCCGCTGTTCGAGCGGGGATGCCGAGCAGTCCGGTGCGCACTTCCGCCAGCGTGCGCGAGGTCCACTCGCTCTCGCTCAACCGTTCCCGGTCTTCGCCGAGTAGCCGGTGCACGATCCTCGCGAGCCGTGGAAGGAGTCTGTTGTCCACCTGTTCCTCCCACGCCGAGGCGGTGCGAGTGATCGCGTCCGGGTCCGGTGGGATGGCCGCGGATGCGGTGTAGGCAGGCAGTGCGGCGTCGGCGGCGGTGGGTAGCCAGGCTTGCAGCGCGGTGGCGGCCAATCCTTCGATTTCGCGTTCGAGCGCCAGCACTTCGACCAGGGCGACGCGACGTTCAGAGTTCATCGGCCCGCCCACATAGGCGGTGTCCCCGTCGTCAGGGCTTCTCGGGATAGCGACGCGACGATCGCACGGAGCTGCGCCATGTCGAGTCCAACTGTCGCGCACACTTCCGCGTCGACCACGGCGTCCCATCCGTCGATCAGCCGGGCCACTTCCGCCGCCGCGATCGGGCCGAGATGGTCGGCAAGGTGTGTGTCTCGCGCAGGCACATCCCGCAGGCGCGCATGATCGGCGCGGCTGCGCCGACGCTTCCCTGCGAGCCTGAGCGCTTCGTTGACGCACAAGCGGATCACGGGCGCGGCCGACGCCGCGACCGCCTCACCTCGCGTGTCCGGCACCCGGTTGTTGGTGGGCGCGTCGAGCGCGGGCTGTTCCGTTGATGGCTGTTGCGGCGCGGTGAGTTCAGGAAGGTTGAGCGCTGGCGCGAACGCACGCAGGATCGGTTCCAGGGTCGGGAACAGGGTCGCGTCGCGGCGCACCTGGTCAGTGGCCCACCGCACCCACCCTTCGCGGGCGGAAAGATCGTAGCCGTCCGTCTCCACCGACATGCCAAGCTCCCGCACGTACGTATCAGCCGATAGCACGCCATCGATGTAGGCGGCGCGCACCTTGTCGAGCTGATCGGGCTCGGCCTCGACATCCGAAGTGTCGTACCAGATGCAGCCCTCGAAATCCGGAAGCATTGGACGCAGCAGTTGGTTGGTGAGCGCGGCACAGATGGTTTCCATCTCAGGCGCCGCGTGCCATCGCACCGCTTCCTCTTCCACCCCGTACAGGCTCCAGTGATTCAGGTCCGCGAGACCAAGCAGTACCTCCGGGGGCATGTCGAGTGTCATAGCCAAACGCCGAACAGCATTCTCGCGAGCTGACTGCGCTTTGTCGCTGACCTCGCTATCGAACCGGAGGTGCTTGATGTTGCCGACATGCTCGCCTGCAACCTGGATGATGATCGGCACCAGTGCGGCAGCCGAAGATGGGTCACTGATCGCGGTCGACATCGCTTCCTGCAACTGCATTCGCAATTCGTCGGCACCGACGAACCGGTTCGGCACCGCCGCTCCGGGAAGGCCAGGCGCATCCGGGTCAGCGGCTCCGGTGGGCGCTAGCCGTGAGGACATCGACACCTCGGAAGGCAAGATCAACAGCCCGTTGCCCGCCTGCCGGGATTTGCCAGCACCCTCGATGTTTTGGCTCATGCGCACGATCTCTCGCAGGATCGGAAGCGCTGCCTTGACAGGTGACCAGGCCATCCAGGACCTGCGTGGGTCCGGCCGCCAGATCCGGGACAGGGTGTCCACTTCGGGCACCATGGTGTATTTGCTGCCGTCCTGCAACGTGAGTTCCACAGTGTCGCCGCGCGGTTTTATTTCATCGCTGGACAGGATGTGCCACTGTTCCTCGCCGTCGGGGTAGATGATCGCCAGCGATCCCTCACCCGGAAACATCAGCAGCGGCGCGAGTTTGCCGAGCATCTGCGATTGCCCGGTCGCGCCTCCAGCGATGCGGCGCACGATGTCTTGGGCGGCAGTGTTCTCAGTGGTTCCGGTAGGTTTCCCGGTGTGCGGGTCCAGATCGGACGCGACCAGACGAAATCTGCTGAGCAAGGCGGTTTTCCACAGCATGGCGAAACTGAGTTCGCCTACCAGGTCAAGCATGTCCCATGCTTCGCTCTGCCATTTCCCGGTCCCTGCCTGGGGTTTGGTGAGTGTGCCCCACCTGGCGGGTGGTACGGGCATTGATGCGGCGGTGAGCGCGGGCAGCCCGCTATCCACCTGCGGCCCGGTGGAATCCGCGGCGGTGGGTTTGCGTCGCCAAATGATGCTCATCGGCGTGCACCGTAGGTTGCCGGGGTGCACGCCGATGAGGGCAAATGGAGGACATTCAGTTCGCCACAGGACCGCCTTGGGCATGGCTGCGCGTCCAACGACGTATGGATGATTCCCTGGACCGTCAAGCACAGCACAGCGTCTGCGGAAAGTGAGTCCCAGGAGTTCTTCGGACGGTGAGCCGCCTGGGACTCTGCGCATTTCAGGCCATATTGCGCAGGAACTGTCCGCCGATGTGGTGGGTGTAGGCGGGTGGGATGGCTTGGCGCGCGGACTTGTTGCTCATCCACGTACAGCCCATCGCGTCAGCATAGGCACGCTCGCCCTTGTGCTCGAACGCCAGCAGATTGCCGTGGTGCCAGCAGGGTGCCACTAGGTCGCCAGTCGTGCCCCACGAGGTCTCGAAGACCCGGTGACGGCGGACGCGGAGTCCAAACTGTGTGCCGCACAACAAGTAATCAGACCTCAACGGGGCCTCGGGCACGTTCTCAACCAC